TTAAGCCGCTATTGCTTGCGACTTATAATCTTTAATGGCCTGTAATGTGTCAACGACTTCAGACCATGAGTATGCCATGTGAGTTTCAATAACCCCAAGATCAACGTAATCCCCACAGCCTTCAGCGTAGCCACCCAGCCAATATCTAGGCTCATCGTCATCGTAGTAATGCTCGATCTCGATCTCGATGCCCAACTCTTTGGCAAGTCTTCTAGCCTTAGATGCAGTCGCACCTGAGTTTGGGTTCTTTGGCTTCTTAGATATCTCAGGTATTTTAATCTTACCTGAAGCTGTCATCAACTGAAGCTCATAAACTTCAGAGACACGAGCGCGGCGTTTCACCTTCTTATCCTTAATGCTCACGATCTCTTTCGTAATACCACAAACATATCGACGCCCTTGAACGAGTTGCCAATGATGTCCTGCAACAATCAGAAACACACGCTCGGCATTGCGATGCTTTACAGAACCTTTTAACCACCCAGCAAGTGTAACGCCATTGGTTCGGTTAAGACGCATACCATATGATCTTGATTTAAATTGAATGCCACATGCATTGAAGGCATCTCTGATCTGGCGAGTGCTAGTACCCTTTACACTTCTCACCCCACTAAGGTGGCGGACAAGTCTTGCCGCCTCCCCAGTAGTCATGCCAGTAATTGCGCTGACAACTGCCGCACCACAGTAGCGGTTTACATCCGCCTTTGTAGTGCCATGGTTGACTGGCTTGATTTTTAACTTAGCCATTACACGCCCTCCACATTAGTAAGAGCCATTTGTATCTTCAAGCCTTTGAGAAGCATCTCTTCAGCGTCCGCCTTCTTGCCTCTTCTTAAACGCTCGTAAGCCCAAGAAACCCAACCAGCGGCATCCTTAGACAATAGCTCTGGCTTCGGCTCTGATGGAGCCTGTGGCTTAGAATAAGTCTGTTGGCTAATACCACCAACTTTATTATCGTTGAGCCAGTTAAGCAAATCTTGCTTAGATGTTGGAACATCAACCTCAACCCACTGTCTTGGCGAATTGCGACGAGCGTCAGCTTGAGTGCCAAACCATTGACCCGAATTACTTTTGTAAAGTCTCATAAAACTCTCCTTTTCTCTCTACATACAATATATAGCATACTAAATGTAGTATATCAAGGGGAAAGTTTTGTTTGTTTTCAATGACTTACAAGGTTTTTTAAAATAGACTAAGTTGCTCTTGAATGTGTGTGTGTACTCTTGAGCTATTTTTGCCACCTCTGGATGCACCTGCTTTACTTAACGTAGCATTCTTCATTGGTTTCTGGCTTAACCTTAGTGCAGGATTGGCATCTTTATCTTTCTTAGCTTGTATCCTCCACGCCTCTCGATAGAGGTCTTGGTATTTTTCCCACGTCATTTAATTATCCCTTCTCCATTTTAAGTGATGTTGCATTTGAGCTATCATAAACTCAAATTCCTTTGGATCTATCTTGGCAATTCTTTTGCCATCTTCCAAAATATTCATGCCGTTGTCATCGACATCCCAAGTTGTTGTTTTCATTTTTTATCTTCCTTCACTGCCTCTTCAATTGCGTTTCGATAATCTATTGTGGATTTTCCACGCAAGAAACTGCTTTGAGAAAATCCTTTCTTTCTTCCTTTTGCCCAGACTGATGCATCTTTCTTTTTGCTAGATGGATCTGTTATTACCATTGGGAACAGAGTTGGCTGTAGTTGCAGGAACCAGTGATTTATGTCACGCCTACGCCGTATTCCGCCTTGGGTTACCCTCTCACATGAAAACCCCATGTTTCTCCAAAATCCATTTGCCTCTATGTCTGATCCACATCTCAACGAAATTGCGTTGCTAGACATTCCAGTGGCTAGTTCAACAAGATTTCTAACCAGTTCAGCTCCGTATAGTTGGCCTCTCAGATCATATTGAATGCAAGCCTGATGTATCTTTAAAGTCTGCCCAAATGCACCATGATAAATGTATCCTGCTGGTTCGTTGTTAACTCTCGCCAATAGTATTCTGTGATTCTCAACTTCTCGCTCAAAAACAATCTTTGGATAAAACGCCAATTCTTCTGCATTTTTCTTTTGTAAACTGTCAATATATGTCAGGTCATTTGAATTAGCTGGCGTCACTAGAATGCTCATTTCTCACAAAACTCCAATACCTTCTTAGAGGCATCACTTGCCCCTTTCCCTATGATAACTGTATTTCCAATATTTTCTAAATAATTTATCATTGCCTTCTGATCAGGCGAAAGTCTTCCACCTGACACTCGCTTCATTTCAATCCACAGGTTCCAAGTAGGGACATATAAATCTGGTACACCTCGAACTACACCTTCAGCTTTTAATCGCTTGGCAACGCTAATGGCTCTCTTCTCACCATTGGGAATTGCAAAGATCAAAATGTCTGGATACTTAGATCGAAACCAATTGATAAATCCAACTTGCTCGTCATGCTCAGAAGGGGATGTCTTCACCAGTCCAATCGTAGTAGTCCGAGTTTTGCGTTTTCGTCTCATGTTTCTTCTCCACTTGTGTATAATCAAATTCCACAATCTCTTTGTATTTTGGATTGTGAGATGATGGTTTAACTTTTATGCGACTAGGTGTTGTCCAAGAACTTGATTCGTCTAGAGCTTCATCTGTTGTATCTGCCGTTGAGTTGAGCAAAGGCTTTCTGGATCTATAACGACTGGCGGCGTATCCACCATGATCTGGACACAGCCACTCAGAGTTTGCCATCATTCCACAATGGTAAGTCACCTTCACACTGTCTGGCTTTCCCTCTTTCTTATGTCTTGAATAGTACACACTATCGACATCAACCCATTCGGATTCCACTTGAGATGATAACATAGCACCTCGGTATGAACTTGAACTGTGGTTAAGCATAGGCGGTGGAAACTGAAATCCACACTCAGGACAAACTTGAGCGGCGGCGTGAACCATCGTCTGGCATTTCTCGCATGTCTTAACTGGAGCTTCTCCATCTCCTCCACTCATTTTATCTTTTGGCTTAACCTTATCGATAAATCCGTGACGCTCAACATTTTGACCATAATCTAATATCAGGCAATTTTCTTTGCCATCTGCAATTCTAGTTCCACGTCCAACCATTTGCACATACAAACCAGTTGATGCTGTAGCTCTAACCAACGCAACGAGATCTACAGAAGGATGATCAAATCCAGTGGTCAGTACGTTCACATTGATCAGGCATTTTATTTTGCCAGATTTGAAGTCAGCAATTGTCTGATCTCTGGTTTTCTTTCCATCTGATCCAGTGACAACTCCAACTGATATATTGTGAAACTCAAATTCATCTGACAACATTCGTGCGTGGTTGACCCCAGAACTAAACACCAACCAACTTTTCCTATTTGATCCCAAGTCAACGATCTCTGCGACTGTAGACGCAACCAACTCTGGATCTGATGCGGCAGTAGCCAATTGGCTCTCGATAAATTCACCACCACGCTTCTTGACATTTGTCAGGTCGATCTGTTTAATTCCGCCTTTGGATATTACAGGAGACAGGTAACCTTGCTCCATGAGCATCTCAACAGATATGTCATGTGCAATTCCATCAAAGATAGCCCCCTCGCCTTTGTGCAAGTATCCACTGTCTAATCGGTATGGCGTGGCAGTCAGGCCAACAACTTTAACATCTGGATTACAACTCTTCATGTCAGCTATAAATTTGTTGTATCGAGTGCCTTCATTCTTGGGTAGCATGTGAGCTTCATCAATTAAGATCAAATCAATTGCAGGGACGATCTCGTAGGCTCTCTCCCATACACTTTGTATCCCTGCAAATATAATAGGCTTGTCTAGTCTCTTCTCACCCACAGACGCGCTGTAGAAGCAAAAATCAGCCTGTGGGTACAGTTTGACCAATCCTGAAGCACCTTGCTCCAGAAGCTCTCTAACGTGCGTTACAACCATAACTCTCGTGCCGTGGTAGCTCATGGCGTCTGAAATCAGTTGTGCGATGATCGCAGTCTTCCCAGAGCCTGTAGGTGCAACGATTAGTGGATTATCCCCTGACTTACTTGCCCAGTAGCTGTACAGCCCATCTATTGCTTCTTTTTGGTAGTCTCTAAGGGTAAATGTCATCTGCATAACCTCCACTGAGTTAATGTAAGCCAAACGCCTTCTATGGGTGTTAATATGTCTTGAGGTGCAACCCAACATATACCCCTACCCAAGTCTGTCTCTACTGCTTCTAATTTAAATCTATCTCTACCCATACCTCCAACAATACGCATCACATCTTCATCATCAGATATGGTAACTAATATTGCGTATTCAGCGACAAACGAATCTAAGGATTTAAATAATAGCTTGCCTGATTTATGATACGTTGCCTTCACGTCAATACTTACGTCTTCAGACCACATATCAGCACCACTATCTATGCCAAGGTCAGATGCTCTATATGGAAGCTGTAAGGCTTTTGCGACTGCCATTTCAGCCTTTAAACCTAAAAGATCAATATCAGCATCTGATCTAATATCTTTGCGTTGATTTACAACACCGCTTGCCCTTGCCAATTGCCAACGTAAAGCCGCCGCTTGTTTTACTTCTGACATTTCTGATCTAGTCAATCTTACATTTAAAACCATTACACCATCCTCCCATCAAAGATAGCTTGGCTGTTCCCCTTGTTCTTAATAATCTCGCCAGTGTCTTGATCTTGATACTCAACAAAGTCATCCCCAGCATCATGCACCACCAAATCTTTTGGCATGATTTGTGGGATGTATAGATGTTCATCACAGGTAACTGTGGGCTTTCCTTTGGCGCAACTCCAAGTGCCATCTTTCTCTGGGGTCACATGGCTACAAGTCCTACAACTAACTTCTGGTATTTTGCATCCATGACATACAGCCCAATACGGACAGAACTTGCATTGCCAAAAACTTGCATCCTCATTTAGTTTTGATGGTGGCGTCTCTGCAAATATAATTTTATTTGCCTTCTCAATAAGTTGCATGGCCTCAGACTTATCTATCTTTAGACGTTCTGCATAAATAGCGTCAGTCTCCTTACAAACTGCAAAGAAGTAGCAGTTCTCTAATTCAGCTAAGTGCATACCAATCTGGCATTGCGCCCAATAGATAGGCTTGCTTTTCTGCAATCCCTTCTTCTCGATATCTTTAAAACTTCTGGTGTTCATCGTTTTAAATTCAAGTGTGTGTGGCTTACTGCTTTCAGGAAAGCCAAGACCTACGCCATCTAGAGACAATGCAAAGTGACCACCACATTCTGTAAATCTAACTTGCTTGCCAGTTTCTGGATCTACTTCCCAAATCTCTACACCAATATCTCTTAGATTAGATACAACACGATCTTCTTCACGATCACCTGTTTCAAACAGTCGAAGTATTCTCCCAGAGAAGTCTGGCGTCCATGCGTGCCTAAACTGATACCAAAGTGCGCGACTACATTCATTGCCAATTTGAGATCCACCCAAGTGAGGTCGATGCTCATTCTTTCGTTTCTGTTGATATTTCTCGTAAATGAGGCGAACTGTTTCTGGCGTCATGTATTGTTCAAGGTTCATTGTCTTCTCCATCTATCTAGTAAATCGGCTCACGCGGAGCCGATCCAGAGGTAGACGTTACTTCTTCCAAGGTGGTGTAGATGCACTCGCCGTTGCAACTACAGGTGATGCAGTAGCCGTAGCTCCACCTGCCGCGTCATAACCCTTAACTTCGTTAGTGGCATCGTACTGACCATCAGCCGCTCTAACTGCAACTTTAACCATCAGTGGCTTGTCACATAACTCAACACTATCCTTTGGGTTGTTAACACCAACGGCACGACAAATGCTCGATAGATTACGTTGTGCAATCTCAACCGCAGTTTGGTTTGGGTTCTGTAAGTTTAGTCGATCCCAAATTTTTCTGCCTTGATATGATCCTTCGATCACGTCAATTGTGAGTTCTAGGTATGAGCCAGTTCCAGCTTTAGTTGCCTTCTGCTCGGTGTTAGAAATTACAGCCTTGTACCAATCTGCTGGGATTGGTTCGTTAGTTGTTGTTGGCTCTATTTCCAATGCGTTAAATCCGTTTAAGTCCATGTGAGTTCTCCTACTCTGCTACAAATTGTGAAAATGGATTGCCGCCATCAAATGTAAATGGCAGTGGTTCAGTTATGTTGAACCGATTTTTGGTGACTGATGATGCCTGTGGAAAGCACAGTATCTCACGTTCACCTGTAGAAATGGCGCGTTTCTTATCGCCATCTCCGCGAGTAAATGTCTTCAGTCGGATTAATCCAACTAGGTCAACATTATCAGTGTAATGTGGAATGCTCTTCTTATGCATTCTCACACAGTACCTTGCGTATGGATCTAGATCAGGCAAGTCCAACGTCTCAGTGTCGGCGTGTCCAATGAAGACCACATTCATTCCAGTTTCATAAGCAAGAGATCCTGCCCATTCTCTGATTTGGCGGTGCTTCTCAGATGCAGTTCCATACCCTGCTCCATATCCACCCCCAGCTTGGTTTATAGATTTAGCTTTAGGATCAGCCGCTACAATTTCGCTTTCGATCATTGTTGCCAA